ATCCCCAACCAATGATGGGTGAATGATTTAAAGATACTTGTTCTGCGTTGTTTAGAATGTTTAAGTCATTTGATGTATAATCAATCGTACCATCACTATTTTTTGATTTTAGTATCTTTCTTAGACCTCTTGGTGCATAGTAAGATGAAAATTTAATCCCTTCATCATTATTACCTCTTGTTAAGAATCCATCATCTCCATAGAATATATCCTCATATCTTTTGACGTTATTAACTGCCCAAGATCTAATCTTCGGTAAAAATACAGCGCCTGTGCCAGGAATAACTTCTTGAACTCCAACACTCGCAGTTGAATATCCAACACCACCATTATCAACAGTGACTGAATCAACTCTTCCATTACTAATTGATGATATTATCTTTGCACCAACACCATCACCTAAAATTGTTAAATCAGGAGCAGATGTATATTCTGCACCAGAGCGAGTAACAATTACAGATTGTATTCTTCCGTTAGTAACAATCGCCTTGTACTCTGAAGATGAACCAGAAGATACTCTTACTTGAGGTGGAATACTAAAGTTAAAGGTCGTAGCGTTTCCATATCCAAGACCAGCATTCTCAACGTTGATAGATGTAATTGAACCCCTCACAATTGGATTTACTCTTGCATGATAGTTTTCTGGCTCTGATGTGTTAATTCCAATAGTTCCTCTGACACGAACAGTAATTGGAGGATAGTTAAATACATGTTCTCCAGAACCAACTGATGTTAGTCCAACAAACTGTTTTGACTGATAGTTTGCATCAGACAGTGTAGATCCAATTCCAGCAGCTGCAAGTCTAAAACGACTATCACTAACTTTTAAAACATAGTAGTCTTGATCAGTGTCTAGACCACCAATCTTAACTTCATTATTTGAATAACGAATAAGTTCTCCATCTTCAAATCCATGATTTGTATATTCAATAAAATCAGAATATGTGTTAATACCAGCAGTAGGAATTAATCTTCTCTTGTTTTCATATCCTTCGCCAGGATTATCAATGATTATCTGACCTAAAACAAACTTCTTTCTTAGGCTCTGAAATCTCTGTGAACCATCAGCAAAACCAGTTAAATTAATTAAGTTTGATTTTGTTATCGCATCATTCTGATTATTCGCAAGTTTGATTGTTGTTTGATTAACTTTTGATACAAAGTAAATTGATTCATCAACAAGTCTTTGATCTGGGTTATTTTGAATTAGAGTTGTTGTAATACCAGCGCTTGCAATACCTATTGCACCAGTATTGAATGTTTTATAGATTACTGCCTCTCCATCACGGAACTTATGAAATGTTCCAAATCCTATTGTATCGTTTGCGATATTAATTGCATTACCTGTAGATGATGCATCAAAATCCATGAAATGATCAACTTGTTTTAATCTTGATCTTGCGATTGCATTTCTACCATTACCACCACTAATTTCTACGATTGGTGGTGCAACATAATCAAAGCCTGGATCTATGACATCAATTCTTTCAAATGAACCTTTAACGTTTGCAGTAGCACTGACACCAGCACCAGTTAAACTTTCAACACTAACTTTTGGTGGGGTAATAACATCAAACTGAGAACCACCCTCTAAAACATCAATTGACTCTACACCACCAAAAAATATAACATCACCTGACTTATAGTTTAGTATCTCTGTACCATTTACAAGCATGCCAGTGGCGCCTGGCGCTGTCTCACGCCTCGCCCCGTCAAACAGTGGATTTAATGGAAATCTCTTTAATAATTTCTGATGATCAAGTTTTTTATTAGCTAAATCAGGAACAGAAATTTTGAATGTTCCATTTCCAGTTGCATCTACAAAATCACCGTTTACTAAATCGGGTAAAGAGTTTGCAAGACGAATATTATTAGAATCAACACGACTTACATAATAATTTTTACCATCGATGAGTTGACCTAGAAAACCACTAATCACATTATATGTGACAACCTCCCCAGAATAGAATCCATGATCCGCTGCACCTTCTGTGACCTGTATTAACTGTATGAGGTCTCCTCCAGTGGCTCCAGTCCATGTTATAGAACGATCTGGCGCAGCTATTGGTTCGTTACCTAAACTTGGAAGAGAAGGCGAAGTAACGTACATATGAGGATGTGGAGGTAATGCTAATGCATTATCACTATCATGATCATATACATTTTGAACATCAGTTGTATATTTTGTAATATTATCATGAAGAGAACTATTACCTCTCTTTAATCTTCTACGAATAAATGCAAAATTATTTTCAGCAACACCAGGCAAGTCACCCACTATGAATGTTGAACTACTGATAACACTTAAGACACGACCAACTGCAACTAAATTAGATGAACCATCTAAAACTTCAACAGCATCTTCTTCTAATAATCCATGATCAGAAAGAGTTATAATATTAAAACTACTACTTGATTGTCTGGTGACGGTCTTTGGTGTAAATTTTACAGAAGTATTGTAAACCCATGAACTAAAATTACCATCCTCAGAACTTTTATTAATACCAAATGACCCTACTCTAACTTTATCTCCTTTATTAAAGTAGAATGTTGAGTCAGGGATAGGAAAATCTTTTAATACACCTGTAATTAAAACTTCAATCTTTTGTGTATTATTCGCAAAAGAGTATCCATAGGCGACATTATTATATCTTACATCATCTCCAATACTTAAAGTGTCAAGAGCTGTATCTACTCCAACAAACTGGTTTGATGTTTTACCTGTATAAGTCACAACACCAGCAACACTCGCTGTTGGTAATGATAGAGAACCACTAGTGGGAAACCCAACAGTTGTATCAACCGTAATTACAGTTCCACCGATTGACACAGGATCTGTAACACGAGTTCTGCCTGGAACTATAAAATCACCATCAATTGAATCTTGAGATACACTTATTTGATAATAGTGTTCTCCACCATATAAAAAGTCTTTTACATCTGATATCGCACCAGAGGCACCTCTAATATTACTGTCATCTTCATCAGCATCTTGAAAAAGTGTTGAACCTTTTAGATTACGAGGATCTCCAGTAATAGGTTTAACAACAAAATCTTGTGCAAATCCATAATCTGCATCCGATGGTTTAATTAAAAATTCAGATGGCTTGATAATATTAACTTCTTTTCCATATAATACTCTGAATAATATTCGATATGATTCTTCAGTTCCTTTTGTTCGATAAAAATCTTTAACTTGACGAATAAATTTAACTTGATCTAAATTACTACTTAATTTACGATTCTCAAAACCACTTGCATAAGTTGTTTTTAATTTACCAAAAAACTCACGAATAAAAAGATTTGATAAATTATGAACTTTACTACCACCAGTATGGGATGCACCTACAGTTGCATTAAATGATAATAAATCAGGCCTTGTAGGTTGATCCATGCTATCAACACCACTAAATCCACGAACGCATCCAGTAAATGAAGTTGTGCCGATTCCAGTATATGTAATAATCTCATCATCAATTTTTAAGAGTCCATACTTACTTGGATATCCTTTTGTTGAATCTACGAAGATTACATCCGAGTATGATTCTGTATCTGTTGATAGTCCAGTGTATTCTGTGAGTGCAGCGCCAACGTAAGTTTGTAATTTAGTATATCTGTCAAGATTTTCAGCGATGTTTATTGAACCACCTTGATATTCTTGAGAGATATAATATTGCTTCATAAAATCCACAAAAAGTGGACTTTCGGATTGCACAAATTCAGGCAACTGATTCTCAATTACCTGATTAATTTCAACTCTTTGTATTGATGTGTCTATCATTAATATCCGCCACCATAGCTAGATCCACCGCCTGATGAGGATGTGGAGGTTGTAGTTGTTGTAGTTGTTGACCCCATAGTTGAACCTGAGTAAGTTCCACCACTTGTCGTTCTAGTTGCAGTTGAAGTAGCTGTTGATGGTAATAGATTAGTTCCTGTTGAAACTGGAGAATTAGACTTTCTTGTAAATGTTGGAGTATAATAACTATGTGTGTGAACAAATCTTGAACCAGACGTATTTTCACCCGATGCGATTAAATCTTGAACCATATTAATTGTTGTATTTGTCATATCGAACTTAACATACAAATCTCGAAGACCAACAATGTCATTTGAATGTGGAATTGCTTGAATTTCAACCACGCCGTCTGCAATCACTGTTGAAGTTATATTTACAGTATCTATAAGAATTTCACCATGCATATAATCGACTGTACCAGCATTTTTCTTTACAATATTAGGAGTTCCACCTTCGGTGTATGTAAAGAAAAATATTCGACCCTTTTCACGATTAATCACCTCATCAGCGAGATAAACAGTTCCTGTTACACCTTCAATTGTAAATCCTGTTGATACTACGTTATAAGAACTCTCCTGAGTATGGAACATATTACCATAACAAACCTCATATTGAGCAAATTGACCTAAAACTGCTTTTAGATTACGTCGAATCGTGACTAAAGTAATATTTGATGTAATTGATGAGTCAACACTGTCAATTAAAGATACGGCTTTACTATATTTGAATCTACCACCAAATTTATTGACATCAATCGAACGTGAATATTGCGTAAGAGCGTTTGAGACGCCAGTTTTAAGACTGTCAGCACTATCATTTAAACTTGGATTATAATATGGTGTTGTATTGACCTCAACATACAAATATTTTAAATCAATGAATTCTGGCACAATTCCAGCGACTGCATAACTCTTTAATTTTTGTATTAACTCTCTTTTTGTCTCATCTGACAGAAAATCACCATTTCGAGGTTTAACTGAAATAAAAACCTTTCCAAAACGAGGTGGACTCATTTCTTCACCACCATAAGCAGTTACAGACTCAACGTTTGGGTAAATATAACCTAAAACGGACTCATAATCAGATGCCGTGACTGCACGATATTGAGATGAGTAAATTCTTGGTGCAAAATATTTAATTGAAGATATTGATTCAATTTCATCACCATCTCTTGACTTTTCATCGGTTGAAACAAGACTAATTAATGAAGAATTGATTGCGGCACCGTCTTGATTAGTAATATTACCCACAAAACTAAATTCTGAAGCACCATTTCCATCTCTTCCATCAGTTACGATGTATGAAACTTCAATAAAGTTATTATTTGATAATTTTTTAGCTATTACATTGTCACCAAAGATTAATTCATATCTCTCGTCTTCAATTTCTTGTAATAGGTAAGAATTTGACGTTGAAGTGACTCCTACAATGTTGTCAATTTGTTGATAAGTAACTGATGATGTTGATGATGAAGAATTTTTAACCTTAACTTGAATTGTAGATGTATCAATAAAGGAATTATCAAGAATATACCTTTGATTAAACAAAGATGTATCAACAGTGAAGTTTTGTGTGATATAAACACCCTCATATACCTCAATATTACTAAATTCTGCAAATCCGTTTGTAACAGGAACTGTAATGTCTGATGGAATGGAAAATATAAAGTTTGTATTATCTCCAGCACCATTACAAACAATACCAGAGTTTAAAGTAAGTGTTGATGTTTCTATTAGACCAGTTACATTAAAAGATATCTTTGCTCTTGCGGATCTACGAGACCTTGGAACGTAACCAATGTTTCTTGCTAACGCAACAACGTTTTCTCGAAGTGTTGCAGAGTCAAGAAAACACTCATTCGCTGCCATATTAGTATTATATGCAGTCGTGTATGTGTTATATGCTAATGCGTCAATAATAATTGAAAGGTTTGACCCCTCAAAATCATAATCAGTGAAATTTGTGTTTGCCCTCAGATAATCTCTAATAGACGTTTTAATTTCATCAAAATCTAAATTTGTGTATTGACCGAAAGCCATTATACTCTAGCTGGGAATAGAAGAACATCGACAATTTGTGTTTCGGCAGTCATGCCTACAATATCATACTGAACTACAACATTCATCTCGTTTGAATCTGGATAAAGTGAGACAGTTATATCAAGATTATCAATTCTTGGTTCATAATTCATTAAAGATGTTTTAATTTCATCTGTAATTCTTACTTCATTTAAGTTTGTACTTAATTCAAATAAAGATTCACTGATTACTGAACCAAATTGAGGCATAAATGGTTTTTCACCAAGAGTTGTAAAAATTATATTCTTTACAGACCTTTTTATAGCGTCCTCATCAGTAATAGTCACCACATCATTCGTCACAGGATGACGTTTGAATGACAAATTGATATCTTTGAATGCCCTTGAAGCCACTATTTAACACAAAAAGTTTCCTGTTTTTATTTATACCGCTTTTTTTATCTTTTTACGACTCTAATTCTGTATTTTTCCGATTC